GTGAGATCAACACCCCTGGTGTAAATTGTTTTGCAACTACGGCAGGTGTAAACGGAACTGTGAAGTTTGCAGATGTGTTTCCAAACTGGAAGCTTAAAGATGTGGCAACCTATGGTGTAATGCAGGGTGTAAACATGAATGCAAAGCAAACAGCAGTAGCAAAAACTGCTGTGATGAAAATGCTTAAGGAAGATGCTGACTTAAAAGCATACTACGGTAAAAGCCATATTTTGACAGGTGATATTATGGAAGCAAAGGGTATGAGCCTTAAAAACTTTTGGAATATCGTTGACGTTTGGATTAGCCTAGACAACAAATAATTAGTTTAAAAGCTAGCTAGGTTTCTTAGCTAGCTTTTTTTATACCCTTAAAAAGGAGCATACACATGAATGCATACACCAGAGAAGACTACTATCAACAGTATTTAGATGAAAAGAATGTTAGTTTAGATACTCACTTTGAAATTTCCCCCTTAGAACTGAAATTAGATATCCCCTATAAAGACATAATTGACTGGTCAACTGATAATATTGATAAGGCTTTACATAAATATTATAATCCAAGACCTTTTACTACTCCTGATAATATGAAACAAGCAGTTTTGCTAATGCATACAGGGTATAATGAAAGCAACTCCATGGAAAAAAACTGGGGTTGTGAGCCTGAAGATGACTTAAAACTCAAAGAAATGCTAGGCGATGAGTTTTTTGATTCAATTAACCTTATAAAAGATAAAAGCGCAGTAAGACTTTTACGCTATGATCCTGGACACGGTATCCCGCTTCATACTGACGCGTTTGGGTCTTTTAGGTTGAGATTTCCAGAGGGTGTAGCTAAACGTTATTTTGTTGCAGTTAGTCCCTGGGATTGGGGACATTTTCTTCAACTTCATGATAACATGATTCATCATTGGGAACCAGGATATACTATAGAGATTCCTCAAAACATTTTTCATCTTAGTGGAAACTGTGGTATTAACCCAAAATACACCTTAACCGTAACAGGAATAGTAAAATAATGAAAATATTTATCACAGGAATTAGTGGGCTACTAGGTAGCACTATGGCTAGATTCCTTATTAATCAAGGCAATGAAGTTGTTGGTATAGATAACATGATTGGTGGTGTTGAGGGTAACGTACCTGAACTTGCAACGTATATAAAAGGCGATATATTAGACATAGAGCTATTGAAAGAGTCAATGAAGGGTTGTGAAGTAGTATTTCACACAGCAGCACTTCCGTATGAAGGATTAAGTGTTTTTTCTCCAATGGTTACTGCTACAAGTATTGTATCAGGTACGATTGCAGCTGCAACAGCAGCAATTCACAATAAGATTAGACTATTTATTAATTGTAGCTCTATGGCTAGATATGGGGCACAAACACCTCCTTTTACAGAAAATATGCAACCAGCACCTGTAGATCCTTATGGGTTAGCAAAAGTAAATGCAGAACAACATTTACAGATATTAAGTAAGCTACATGGTTTAAACTACTTAACAGTAGTTCCTCATAATGTTGTAGGGGTCGGTCAAAGATATTTTGATCCTTTCAGAAATGTTGTTGGAATAATGATAAATAGATGTTTGCAACATAAACCAATCATTGTATATGGCGAGGGAGATCAAAAAAGATCATTTTCTAATGTTTTAGATTGTATAAAAGCAATTTATAGAATGATGGAGAGTTCACGAACAGATCTTTGTGGCCAAGTGTATAACATTGGTCCTGATGATAATGAAATATCAATTAAAGAGTTAGCTTATAAAGTTGGGCACTTTTGTGAAGTATATCCTAATCTTCAACATTTTCCCGATAGACCAGCAGAAGTAAAAAATGCTTTTTGTTCAAGCCAAAAAGTGAGAGATGAGTGGAATTACAATGCTACAATATCAGTAGATCAAACATTAAAAGAAATGGTTGCATGGATAAGACCACAAGTTAAAGAATTTGAATATCATTTACCTTTAGAACTGATTACAGATAAAACCCCTAAAACTTGGACAGATAGACTAATATGACAAAACCAGACAGCNTTGAACTAGCACTTTATAATGCCTTAAGNTATGAAGAAGCAACCCTCAATAATGTTACAGACTTTGAAGAACGTTGGGGTATAACAAGTACAGAACGTGAAATAGTACTTAAATGGGTAGGTGCGCGTATGAAAGATATTGAAGGAAAATTAAATGGCTAAAGTAATTGTACCCTATGTTTATGAACAAGAAATAATTGATCATAAAGATATGTTTTGGTATTTAGATGCGCATTATGAACAAGATACTGCAGGTATAGGCTCAGATTTGATGTTTCAAAAAATGTGGAAACAGTTTCCTAATGATGATATATTTATACTTCATGCAGATATGAGCCCTCATCATGACGGATGGTTTGATGAAGTATTAGAGTACGTTCAAAAACATCCAGAAGCAGGCATGTTTGGGTGTCTTTTACTTTATCCCGCTAAAAATGATAAAGACCAGTACTATGTACAATGTGCTGGAGGAAAATTTACCAATAATAGACCAGATCATTTTGGTAGTGGGCTTGTTTTGGAGAATGAATCTAAATTTAAGGAACTAGAAACAGATACCGGTCAATACAATAATGTTAGAGAAGTAGCGTGGACTACCTTTGGTGGTTGTTATTTGAGAAGGTCGTTTATTGATAGCGTTGGCGATTTTGATGCAAGCTACGAGTGGACATATAATAGAGATGTTGATTATTGTTTACAAGCAAGAGAACAGGATCAAATAATTTATAATATCCCAGTTAGACTATATCACCACGAATCAAGAGATAATAAACGATTAAAGGATGAAAACAAACTTCTCATGGAAACAAGGAACATGAAAAGACTCCATACGAAATGGGCAAATTCAAAATTTTACAAAACGCTGGACAGAGTAATCAAAAATGGATAAAATGTTTATAACAAAGAGTGAACTTACAAAAATGATATATAAACAAAAAAGTAGCGCAGGTCCTATTTTAACTGCTACTATTATGTTTTGGCTACTTAGTAGTATATTGTTATTCATTTTACCAATGATAGTATTTTTAATAATACTTTTAACAATGTATATACCATTTTATTTCATAGACAGACTTATTATAGAGAGGAAAAAAGATGATAGGCAGTAACAAAAAAGTATCGCATTCTTTTTGCATGGAAGCATTACAGAATGCAGACAATGAAAGAGGAAAACCAACAGATAGAGAGAGAAATATGATTTTCGGCTTATCAACTATCAGGCAAAGAGTACTAATTAGTAATCTATGTTCTAGTAGTAATATAAATTTCTTAGAAATAGGAGTTTATAAAGGCTCAACTCTTATATCTGGAATGCTGGATAATCCAACTCTAAAAGCAGTAGGAGTAGAACACTATTTATACGATGATAGAGAGTCACCAAAGTGGGCACCTGAAGGCTTTATTTGGGATAATATGAAATCTCAATTAGAGGCTAACTTAAATATTTATAGGCATGAAAAAGATAGACTCGACGTAAAAAACTTAACATTAATTGAAAAGCCTTTTGAAGATGTTGATTGGGCTAAACAACCTAAATTTGATGTCGTACATTTTGACGTATCGCCAGTAAGCGAAAAAGTATATGATGATTTTTTCACACTAGTACTTCCTTCTTTAGCAACAGAAAGTGTAGTTGTATTTACTCAGCAGTCTAATCATGAATATGCAGAACTGTTAAATAAAGCTCTCATAAAATATGCGGACAAAGTAGAAGAAAGATTTAAAGAATATAGAGTATCTAATAGTATGAGTGATTCATATAAGTATTTTAGTGGAATTGCTATGATAGGTTTTAAGAAGAAACTTATAGTAAAGCCAACTATAACTCCAAAACCTTTTGCAACAAAGCCTATTGCTCCAACAGTTAAACCGAAAGCGAATACATGATTAAAAAAAGTGCTATAAGTCTTATATCGTATGATGCGAATAGATTCTTATCTGATAGTATTAAAAGATACTATGAGTATGTTGATGAGATAGTTTTAGGTATTGATAAAGATAGAATTACCTGGAGCGGCAACCCTTTTGAAGTCGACGAAAATGCTTTATGGAGAGAATTAGATGCGATAGACGGTGACTCTAAAATCACTATTGTAGAAGAAGATTTTCATCAATCCAAAGTAGCTATAGAAAACGATAATTATGAGAGAAATTTTTTAAAACAAGAATGTACTCATGAATGGATCGTAAGTGTTGATGCAGACGAAATGTTAGTGAATGCTAAAGAATTTTTTTATGACTATCTACCTATCGTTGAAAGGTACAGGGATAAAAAAGATATATCTTTAACATGGGCTACTCCTTATAAAATTATAACTGAGGAAGAAAAACAGGATATTGTTTTACTTATAGCTAATGAAGATGGAACCCCTTTCTTTGGCGAAAATCAAGGTTTTATGACTTCAAAAGACAGCACATTTACTTATGCTAGATGGACTGATAAATCAGCCGCAGGAGATAACAGATTAATGTCTCCTTTAGTAGCATTACACTGGAGCCTATGCAGACCGTCTAACGAATTAGAACAAAAAATTAAAAATATAGGTCACTCCGATCTAGTTGAAAAAGATCCTTTTTATCAATTATGGCAACAGGTTGATTTAAGTAACTATAAAGAAATGAGTAATTTTAAAACATCAGGTCTAGGGGGAACTCAATGGCCTAGATTAGAGGCTTTACCTCTTACAGAATTAGAAAATTATATTAAAAACTACGCATCGAGGGCCTACTAATGAAATTAGAATTTATAGGAAAATTTTATGACAACCATTCTTTAACGATTATAAATCGTAATATTATATTTGGATTAAGTAAAAAATTTGACGTTTACATCACCCCATTAGATAAATATGATCCTCAATACAAATTATCAACTGACACTGTTAAAAATTTAAAAGAGTTAGAAACTAAAGATTTAGGAGAATCTAATCCAGAAGTTCAGATAAGACATACGTACCCACCTATTTGGAACTGGCCTGTAGGAGAAGAAACTAAAGTGATATATATTCAACCATGGGAATACCCAAAAGTTCCTTTTGAGTGGCAATATAAGTTTGAGACATTCGCTGATGCTTTAATAATACCTAGTAACTATGTTAAAAAAGTTTTTACTGATGGAGGTTTAAATCCTTCAAAAGCCTTTGTAGTACCAAACGGGTTTAATCCAGAGCTGTTTAACAAAGATAAATCTGAAGTCACTCCTTTATTAGGTATCAAACCAGATAGATTTAATTTTGTATACGTTGGAAACTCTCAATGGAGAAAAGGTTTAGATGTATTAATTAATGTATGGCATAAATGTTTTAAAAAATATGATAAATGCACTCTTATAATTAAAGATAACCCAAATGTTTATGGAAAGAATAATATTCTTAATGAAGTAATAAAAATGCAACATAAAACTGAAAGTGCTGAGGTGATATACATAGATGAAAACCTTAGTGAGTCAGAAATGGCTAACTTATATAAATTATCAAATGTCTTAGTTCATCCATACAGAGCTGAAGGTTTTGCAATGCATGTTCAAGAAGCAATGGCTTGTGGTTGTTTACCTGTTGTTCCTTCAGGAGGACCAACCGATGATTTTGTTCCCGAAGAAATTGGTTTAAAAATTCCAACATCTCAACAAAACGTAAATATATCAGATTCTGGAGTGTTTGCAATGAAACCTGGAGATGCTATGACACGGATGAGCACTCATACATTTGTTAACGAACCTTCTGGACATCACCTAGAACAAGTGTTAAAGTATATATACCATCACCATAATAAACAAGATTTATATACAAAGTTAGATAATGTATCAATGGAAAATACCTGGGACCACGTAATTGATATGTATGAAGGAGTTATTAATGAAATCGGACAAAGAAAAAGCACAACAAGAGCTAGATGATTGGTTTGATGAGTTTGACACTAAACCTAGTGTTTATGAAGCAATGAAAAAAGAAAGTCTTGATGACAAAATATTAAGAGATTTTCATGGATTTGCGCCAACAATTGATGATAAGTTTGTAGGAGATTTACCTACTATTACTCCTAAAGCACAAATTTATATTTCAGAAACACTTAAGCCTGGAGAATATTTTAGATTTGGAGTTACAGGAGGTGGCTGCTCAGGGTTTAATTATTTGCTAGATATTGATACGCAAATAGCAGATAATGATATTCAGTTCTCCAATAATCCCCCAGCTTTAATAGATAGCGAAAGTGTTAAGTATTTATATGGATCTGAAGTAGATTTACAAGATCATATGATGAATAAAATGTTAGTTGTAAAAAATCCTAGTGCCAAAGCAAGTTGCGGGTGCGGGACAAGTTTTGCAGTAGATGAAAGTCTATTAGATAACTATAGCTAATGGAATTAGTTTTTGCTCTGATAACGTATCTAGGAGTTCAGAAATTAGATACAAGTTACTTTAGAAGTATAGATGATTGTATGTATTTTGCAGTAAGAATAAATAAAAATGTTGGAGTACCGAACAGAGTAGATGATGGAGGACAAACTCCTATGTCACGTCATTATAAAGCAGTCTGTGAACCTAGTAAAGTTAATGTAAAAGATGTTAAGGTTTATTAATGAAAGATTTTAATTGGATTATAAATGAGAGCAATATACCTTGGTTAGACTTGGACATAGAGTTTCCTTATGAAGAAATGCATAAAGAAGCAATTAATTTAAGAGATAGATTTGTTAAACACAGAGATCAAGACGGTCAGGGCGGTTATAGACATAAAGGTTGGAGAAGTTTATGCATTCATGGTATCGATGCTGAAAAAACTAATCATTTTGAACAATACGGGTATAAGTCAAACCAAGAAACTCCTTATGTGTGGACAGACATAGTCGATAGATGTCCTGTCACATATAAATTTTTTCGTGATATTTTTCCTTTTAAGTCTTATTACCGAGTTAGATTTATGTTATTAGAGCCAGAGGGATTTATCACTCCGCATCAAGACAGTTTTGACTCTAAATTATCTCCAATAAATATGGCACTAAATCACCCAAAAGGGTGTAAAATGAAAATGGAAGGTCATAAAGGTTATGTCCCATTTGCGCCAGGAAAAGCACTACTATTAGATGTAGGAAATACTCACGCTTACATTAATAAAAGCACAGAAGAAAGATATCACATAATTGTGCACGGAACAAGAGCAAAAGAATATGAAGAATTGGTAATACGTAGCTATGAGAAAAATGGGGTTAAATAAAGATTATGTGGTAGGTATCTATAATGATACAACTTTTTCTACGCATATTCCTAACACTCAAAAATATAAAGAATTAACAGAATTTTTTACTAGGTTTAAATACTTTGGACCAATTATAACTGCAAACTCTGTTAACGAAGTTTTAGATAAAGCACTAGAGCATGACGTAAAGTATTGTATAGTACAAGCTACAGGTCATATAATTCAAGAAGCTGCGTTCTTTAGGCATATTGAAAAATGGATAGAAAAGCAGAACTTTTTTGTCACAGGGCATATTATGGATAAAAATAAACCTAATAAGAATAACCCCAAAGGCGAAATAGGATACTACGGACTTCATAAACAATGTATGTTAGTTAATTTAGATTATTATAGAAAATTTGATAAACCTGTGTTTGGTAATAAATCAGCTACTAAAGAAGAAAACGTGGTAAAAGCTAACAGACATTCTAAAGACATACATGACGATTATACTCCTTTATCTTTGAGACCTACTGAGGAACTTACAGTTTGTACACCATTAGTAGATGGTTGGAATTTTATTAATGTTAGTTTAGAAAACGATTTAACTGTATACAATTTTCACCCAAAGATAAGAGAATCAAAACAATATATTTATCCGTCACAAAGTGCGGAAGAATTAGCTTTACAGCTAAATTGGATACAGAACATAGTTGAGTATGCTCCTACATGTGTTTTTCTTTGGAATACAGAAAACTATCTTGATTTAAAGTATGTTAAGCTTGAAAAGCCTATTAAAAAACTATACAGTGTTGCTGCAAGTTTTAAACCAAACATGATACTACATCATTTTGGTTTTTATGATGATACTGAAATAGTTTATTACGATTATAGTAAACCTTCTTTAGCGTTTAAAAAGTTACTACTCACGTATTGGGATGGTGAGGATTATCCTAGTTTTATTAAGTGGGCACTAGCAAAGTATCAATTCAGTGAAACAGGTGGTGTAGAAACTGAGCGATTAACTAGAGATGACTTGTGGCAAAGAGAAATAGGGTATTGGGGTTCAGAGAAAGTAATAAAAGATCATTGGGAAAGATATAAGCAATTGAAACACTCATATGTTCATGTAGACATTTGTGAGAACCCCGAAAAAGTAACAAATAAAATAACTAATGATCCTGATAGTGTCATATGGTGGAGTAATGCGTTTCATACAGTTAATGCCCAATATGTAAGAGGTTTACAGGGTGTAAAAGATTGCTATAATGTATGGCTAGATCAAATAAATAGTAAAAATTCTGATATTTGGATTTTAGGAAAAGACTATCTTGATAAACCAATTGAAGGCGGAACATTAAAAGAGTATCTAAGTGAAAAACGATAAATGAGTCTTACTTATAAATATTTAAAATTCAAAATTGCTGAAGATTTGCTAGACGAGTGTACTAAACTAGTATATTACAACTATAAAGATAGGGATCTTAAAGATGCAATTACTGCTTGTGCAATAAAAAGCCCTGATGGTAAGCCTAATAATATGTTTAAAGTATATCCTGACACTTGTGATAGCTATAGATTTACTAGTACTTGTGGTATCATACCTAGAACCATTAGTGCAATAAATAAGTTTGAATGTCCTACAGCAAGAATTAGGATTTTAAAACAGGAGCCTCAGTATGTTACGCCAGTGCATATTGACGAAGAGAACTGGCATGATCCTACTGAAAAGCATTTAAGAATATGGATAGCAATTAACTACAATCCTAACTTTATATGTATTTTTGGTAAAGATGAGATATGCTTAGAAGCTGGACAAGGAGTAGTTTTTAACCCAGACACTCCTCACGGAGCAAAAAACTTAGACAGATCTGAGGCGAGATACTCGCTAAATATGATTGTCAAACCTAACAATTGGTTAAAAGAGAATATTAGTGAACATTGATTTTGGAACAGCGTTCCGTAAACCGAATGGAAATGCTGTAAAAGTTACAGTGAATGAATTTAGAGATCAGTTATATCTTCATATTAGAGAATATTCTATGGATGGGGATACTGGTCAGTGGTATCCAACAAAATCAGGCTACTCAATGCCTGCTGATGAAGTAAGTTCTTTAATACCCTTACTACAGGAAGCAAGTGAACAAGTAGCAAAAAGATATATTTGGAATACACAATTAGAATTAGAATTGGAGAAATAATGAGCGTTAAAGCGTGGAATGACGAGCAAGAAGCTGAGTTAATAAAAATGTATACAGAAGAAGACATAAAAGACGTTTATGAATTAGCTTCGCACTTTGCAAAAGGTTATAGAAGTGTTATAAGTAAATTGGTACAACTTAAAATTTATGAAAAACCTGAACTGAGTGAAGAAGATAAGAGTCAAACAGTAAAAGTAATGTTAAGAGAACTTGAAGATATTCTTAATATAAGAGTAGACGGAACAAATCTTAACAAAAAAGAAAATTTAAGTATGCTATTAAATGTTATAAAAGAGAAAATAAGTTGAATAAGTATACTCAAGATATGACAGGAACAGGTGATCATATAGAATTACCTGATCCAGAACCAGAAAGATACTATGACTGGGTTCTTTGGAAACTTAGGCAAAAACAAAAGTGGACAGAAAAAATGAATGAAAAATATATTTACGAATCTCCAGACAAAGGAAAAACAGTATATAGAAGAAAAACGGGAGAGACTGAAAGAGAATTAGTAAAAGAGTCAAAAGTAGTAATACCTGATATGGTTAATCACCCACCACACTATAATAAGGGTATTGAAACGTCAGAATATATTAATTCTTGGGAAATGAGTTATCCACAAGGTAATGTTATAAAATATGTGACTAGATATAATCTAAAACACAGTGATTTAAGAAAACAAAGAGAAGATTTAGCCAAAGCAAAATGGTATCTCAATGATTTAATAGTACAGTTAGAAAAAAAGATTATTGATTGATTACTTTAAAAATCATTGGCAACAAACTGAAGAAGATACTCATATTATAGACTGTATGGAAAAATCTTCTCTCATACTAGATGTTGGGTGCGGTTTTAATCAGTACAAAAAGTATGCTAAGTTACCTCAGTACTTCAAAGGTATAGATATTGCTAATGAAGAGGCTGACGAAGTAATAGACGTTTTAGATTATAAAACTGATAAGATATTTGATTTAATTATTTGTTACGGATCAATTAATTTTTACGACAAAAAATGGGTTGAGGATAGACTGGCTAAAGTAGTTAATTTATTAGAGGAGACTCCAGGCTCTCGCATTTGTATGAAGGTAAATCCTGGCAATCCCCATGCTGATGGAACTATGCTAGAGTTTTTTCCATGGACAATGGACTATGCACGTGATGTTTCCTATAAATATGGTTTAGTTATTGAAAACATTAGAACAAAAGGTTCTACAGGGGGTAGATTTAAATTTGACTATGTAAGNTCAGATTATCCGTATATAAAAGAAGTAGAGGATATTTATGCTTTAGTATGAACAGAATATTTTTAACAGGAGTTCCTGGTAGTCGTTGGAGCGGAATAGCACAAGAATTAGAAAATGAAGGAAACTACGATATAAGTGATCGTACTCCTGAAAGAAGCTATACAGATAAAGGAAACCACGTTGGCGTATACTTTGGCAAAGGCATGGAGTTTCCTGCAATGCTTGACACTAAAAACCTAGACTTACCTTATGAAAAGAAAGGTAAAAAACCTAAACTTCATAAAAGTCATGAATGGAGTTTAATGCTTAGTACTATAAATTATTTTTATCCCAAGGATGGTATTATTTTAATATATAGACCTAACGAAGCTGCCTTAGCTTGGTGGCTTGAAGCAGGAGGATTTAATATTGCTTATCCCAACTATGACTATTATAAAGATGAGCAAACTATGGCAAAACATATCGCTATTCAAAACGAGGCAATTCTTAAATTTGCTCACAAACATAAATTGAAATGGAAGCACCATCATAAACACTATGATGTTCTAATAGCTAAAAAATTCCCAAAATGATTGAGATGATAGCTACTCTTTTAGCAGGAGTATTCTATGGCTTAATAGTTGGAATTATACCAAGTGCAGGCGCCACAACAGGTCTTGTAGCTCTTTTTGGTTTCATAAGTTATTTTGTGCATGATCCCTATCTTGGTGTTATTTTTTTAATGGCAGTTGTAGCCGCTAGTACGACTGGTGATAGTTTTACGGCAATATTATTAGGAATACCTGGAGCAAATAGTGCTGCTGCTACAATGGTTGATGGATTTCCTTTAGCGCAACAAGGTAGAGCTGGCTATGCTATTAGTGCTGCAGTTACAACTTCTACAGTAAATGGATTAATATGGGGATGTTTAGTTTTTTTACTTTTACCGTGGTACACAAACTTGATAATGATTCTAGGAATTCCTGAACTTTGGGCTTTTACTATGCTAGCACTCGCAACAGTAGGTTTTTTAAGTAATCAGTACTGGTTTCGTAGTATTTTAGCTATTGCTTTTGGCATACTTATTGGTATGGTTGGAGTAAACCCTGATAATAATGAACCGAGATTTACTATGGGGTGGTTTTACTTAGAAGATGGTATTCAGATAATAGCAGTTGCTGCTGGATTGTTTGCAATACCAGAATTAACAAAAGGATTATTTACTAAAACTAGTACATCTAATAGCGGATTGAAAAAAGGTGAATTATTAGAAGGAATGAAAGCAGTTTGGACTAATCGATGGTTAGCTCTTAGAGGAGGATTTATAGGTGCTTTCATAGGACTTTTGCCTGGTCTAGGCGGTCAAATGGCAGACTGGATGGCTTACGGATCAGCTGTTGCTACAAATCCAAAAGAAAAATTTGGAAATGGTAATATTAAGGGCGTCATCGGACCTGAAGGTGCAAATAACTCTCAAAAAGCAACATCAATGATTACGACTGTTATATTTGGTATACCTGGAGCTAAGTTTGCAGCGATTCTTATGAGTCTGTTCATGTACCTAAATATTGAACTTGGTACACCTGATATAGCAGAAGATACTGAACTATTTACTAGCATGACTTTTGGTTTTCTTGGGGCTACTGTTATCGTTGCTTTAATCTGTATACTTTTAATTCGACCAATAAGTGCCCTTGCAAGAGTACCGTACAAGTATTACTTTCCATTTTTATTAGCATTAATCATTTTTACTTCTATGCAGTACACAGGAGGATGGGAGGACTTGGCAATGTTAGGAATTTTTTCTATAATAGGATTTTCATGTAAGCATTTTAAATTTAGTAGACCTGCTTTGTTGATAGGTTATATTCTTGCAGAAAAAGTTGAAGGTTTAACATTACAAATTACAGGGTTATACACCCTAGAAACATTAAGTATAAGACCGATATTCATATGTCTAGTCGTATTAATAATCGGTGTTTTCACGTACAGTATAATTAGAAAAGGTAAAATAGATTATGCATAAATTAATAGTATTATCAATGTTGTTATTTTCAGCATCTGCATGGGCTGACTATACAATGATTATTCCACAAAAACCTGGAGGCGGCACTAGCCAATGGGCTCAGATAGTAGCTACAGAATTAGAAAAACATTTAGGAGAGAAAATCATCCTAAAACATATAAGAGGTGCTAGAGACATACCAGGGTTTAATAAGTTCCACAATGATCTACGTTTTAATGATAAAACTATCATGGTATCAAATGGCGGCAATGGGGTTTCATTTTTAAATGAAAAGGTAGATTATAACTATCGTGATTATGATAGTGTAGGATTAATGAATCTTAATATTATTACAGCAGTTCAAAAATCACACGATCCTTATAGCAGCGAGCCAACGTCATTTTCTGGTGGTGGAGGTAAAATACCTGAAGGTATTGCAATGACTTTACTAAAATGCGGTAGCGGACTTACGACAGATGAATATATCGCTTGTTTTAAAAAGAAAGTAAATTGGATTAAAGGTATGAAAGGTAGTGAGAGACGTTTAGCATTTAAGCGAGGAGAACTACACGGCACTAGAGATAACCCAGCAGCTTTTAAAAAGCATGTACAACCTATTATTGATAAAGGTCAAGCAACTCTTTGGTTCCATCACGGCATACTTCAATCAGACGGAAGTCATGCAGATGACCCAAACTACCCAGGAATATTAATGGAAGATTTATTTTATGGCGCAAACAGAGTTAAACCGCATAGTGATTTGTATAAAGCCTATAAATTAGTTAAGAGCTTTAGAGATGGTTTACAAAAAGCATTATGGGTAAACAAAGGTAATCCTAACAGAGCAAAACTTGTAGAAGCTTTAAGAAAAGTAGCAAATGACCCCGAGTCAGTTAAAAAAATACAAAAGAAGGTAGGTAAATATGAGTGGATTTTAGGTGACAAAGGAAACGATCACGTAAAAACTTTAATGACTTTTATCACTGCTGATGCTTTGAAAACTTTAGTTAAATTTAATAAAGAGGCTTTCGGGATTAAAGCAATTTATAAACAAGAGCTAATAAAATGAAGCCTAATATATTAGTTATTACAGGACCGCAAGGTACTGGTAATCATGTATTTTCTAAAGTCCTATCTATGCACAAAGATGTGTATGGATGGGGTAAACTTTTAAAAGAATACTGGATTCCTCACCACGTAGCTCCTTTTGCAGATATATGGTCTGATCCATCTAAAATTGATAGTTATTTTTGGAAAGAGCAAAACTACTTAATTAGTGTTAGTGGCCCTTTTATTGATGATATCGATGGTAAAAAACAAACGGTTTATCCCAACTACACTGAAGTTTTAGAACGATTAAGTAAAAAAGGTAATCTTTTAGTAGGAATCATCGGAAGAGATCAAAACATTACCGCTCAAAACCAAACTAGAAAAAGAGGTGTTGAAAGTTATCATAACTTTTTAAACAAGTTAGCTGACATAACACAATTTCCTCATACATTTTTAAGTGTAGAACTTTTATATATGTTCAGACATCATTATGTAAAAAGTTTGAATGATATACTTAATATACCTATAGATGATAAGAATGAACAACTTCACTACATTCTAAACAAAGATCCAAACGCTAAGTATGTTCATTATGTAGAACATAGTTGGTTAGACAAAAGAAAAAAAGGTGGATTTATGAATGACGGAAGTTTGCCGCATGATGAAACTAAATAAAGTAGTTTCACTATTTAAATACACATTAAACTTTCTTAATGCTTAATTTTCTTATATTATCTATATATGAATTACAAAGAACTCAAAAGAATTATTGAAAAACATAACCAAGCCTATTATGACAGGTCAGCTTCTGAAATAACAGATTCTGAATACGACCAGCTCTACGACAAATTAGAACAGATCGAAAAGGCACAAGGTTGGAAGGATCACGACTCCCCTACAGTTAAAGTAGGTGGTGTTGCTGGGAAGGTCTCGCATCCGTTTAAACTGTATTCACTTCGTAAAGTCTATGAACTAGAAGAAGTAGATAAGTTTATGACGGTAAAGTTACCTAAAATTGATGGTACTAACTTAACTCTTATTTATAAAAGAGGTAAACTTAAATTAGCACTAACAAGAGGTAATGGCGAGCGTGGTGAAAATGTTACGCACTTAACTCAATTCTTGAACGGCGCTCCCGCCATGATTGATACTCTTCAAGATGAGGTCGTTATAAACGGCGAGTGCGTAACAAATAACGAAGTTGAAAATTATAGAAACTATGTAAGCGGAGCATTAGGCTTAAAAAGCGCAAAAGAATTTAAACAGAGAAATATAAAATTTATCGCTCATGATTGGCTTGGAGTTAAAATGAACTATCAAGCTAGAATGAAATCAATTAAAAACATGGGATTTTATAC